AGGAAGTGTTAAAGTTATATTACCACTAAATGCTGAGTGAGCTGGTGCTTGTAATCTTGCATAGTGAGCATTTGAAGACTCACAATAAAAATCTATGTATGATTGTGTACCGCCATTTTTAATAGCAATAGCACCTTGAGAAATCTGTACTCCATTAGTAGAACCACCACCGATTCCTAATGAAGTTGTAATCTGAGCAGCAGCCGGAATACCTATAGTTACGGCATTACCTGTAGCAGACGTTTCTATTTCATTTGATGTACCACCAATAGTTAAAGTTTCACTATCTAAGTCAATCGCAATAGTTCCGCTATCAGTTGTTACATCTAAATCTTCTGCAGTTAGTTGTGTATCTACATAAGCTTTAACAGATTGTTGAGTTGGTACAAGCGTTGCAGAGTTTGAAGACATGTCATCTTCATCTACAAAAGCTGTAATAGTTATTGTACCATCTGATAAAGAACCATAAGTAACTGTGCCTGTTGTAGTAATAGCAGATGAGCCGTTATCTATTGCACCAAAGCCACTTGTAATGCTACCTGCGTTTAGTGCTCCGACAGTTGTAACATTAGAAAGTGTATCAAGAGCAGACTCAAAATAAGTTTCAAAGTCTGTTAATGCAACTTGTACCATAGTACCGTTATCATTTACTATTACTCTATCAGCATCTGCAAGTGTAGTAGAAGTAGCAGAGGTATTACCGTCTACAATATTTAATTCTGAAACTGTGGAAGTAATACCGTCAAGTGCGTTTATTTCTGCTGCAGTTGCAGTTACACCATCAAGAATATTTAATTCAGAAGTTGTAGATGTTACACCGTCAAGTAAATTTATTTCAGTTGCTGTAGCTGTAACACCATCTAAAATATTTAGTTCTGCAACTGTTGAAGTAATACCATCAAGAGCATTTATTTCTGCTGCAGTTGCTGTAACTCCATCAAGTATATTTAATTCAGATGCAGTCGATGTAACACCATCAAGTATATTTAACTCAGCAGTAGTAGAAGTAACTCCATCAAGTAAATTTAATTCTGCAGCAGTTGAAGTAACTCCATCAAGAATATTAAGTTCAGCAGCAGTTGAAGTTACTGTAGTACCATTAAGAGCAAGAGTATCAATTTCAGCAGTACCATCAATAAATATGTTTCGCCATTGTTGTGAAGAACTACCTAAGTCATAAGTATCATCATCATCAGGAATAATACTTGAATCTACATCAGCTCCGAAGACTACGTTATCAGTAGCAGCATCACCCATAGTAATTGTACCACCGTTGAAAGTTGTAGTACCTGTGACTGTTAAGTTACCTCCAACATCTACATTACCTGTAGTAGTTATAGAGTCAGTAAAAGTATCTTTAAAACGTAATGAAGTTGTTCCTAAATCTATATCACTATCAGTAACAGGAACAATAGCACCGTCTTGTATTCTAATTTGTTCTACGGCACTAGAAGAAACTTCTACATAAAATCCTAATCTATTGTTTGTACCATCAACTTCTATCTTATTTAAAAAGTCTAAGTCACCAATTTTAAATATGTTACCACCTTGTCCAGCAGTACCATCGTGCCTGTGTCCAGTAGAACTTGCACTACTTGACGAGTAAGCGAAAGCATTTACTAACTGATTATATTCATCATTAAACAAAGCAGCAGTAATAGTATCTCCATCTGCAAATGTACTTTGTCTTGTGTATGTTTGTGCCATAATTATCTCCTGCCTGAAGGTATAAAGTCTACATAAAGTCCGTTAACTGTGTAGCTTGGTTTGGTATCATTACTAATAACTGTAAAATTATTACTTGTACCACTGCCCTGCAACGGTACTCTTATCATTGGATTGTTTTGTCCAGCAAATTTATTTGTAGCAAAAACTGCATCGCCAAATAAAGAAGGTGGATTTATAACTCCTAAGTCAAATAAATCTGTAGGTTGTTGTATATCGGTACTGTTATAATCAAATTTAATCTGTACATCAGGTTCTACAATTCCTTCTGTTGCCATAGAAACTCTAAGATAGTGTAAAGTTTTTAAAGTTCCTAAATCACCATAATCATAATTTGGTGTAGTATATCTTGCTAAAATAGCAGTACCATTAAAGTCATCACCAGTATCATGTTGATAAATATTACCGTTAGTATCGCCATGATAATATTGCTCAATGCCAGTACTGTCAAAACCAGAACCAATAGCTGTAACTTCGAGTCCTCTAGTTTCAGACCATTGAAAACCATTAGGTCTGAGTGTGCCAATAATTCCTCTTTGAGTACTATCAGCAGCTCCAACATTTGTATAAAATAATCTGTACTGTGATTTTTCTCTTAGTACTACACTGTTTATTGTAAAAAGATTTATACTTTCAGCTAAATCACTAACAATATTTTGTATGCTACTACTAACAGTTCCTAACTCAACATCTCCAATTCTTGCTGTACCAGCTACTGTTCTTAATCCATCTGGTGCTAAAAATATTAAGTCACCAGCAATCTCTTGAATACTATGACCACTTAAACAACCTACGTTTTTAGTAACTGGTATTACAGCTATCGTACTAGAATTGTTTATATTCTGTAGTTTAAATATTGAGTTTTCACAAAATATAAATAATTCGTTACGGAAACTTTTAATACCTTTTATTTGGTCTTCTAAAGCAATCGAACCTGCACCAGAACCTGAAAAAGATAATGGGTCTAAAGTTGAACTATAAAATATAGTATTTAAATTATCTTCAACTCCAGCAGCTATTAAGTGTTTATCATGTACTGTTACATACTCAACTGACTTTGTACCGGTTACTGTTATTTCACCAGCAAAAAAAGTTCTGCTAGTTATGTTAGCACCTGTACCTTCTATTCTAAAAAAGAAAGGTTCGTTAGCTCCATCAGAAATAATTAATGTACCGTAATCTGATGTTGCACTTTCAAACAAAGCAAACTGGCATTGTCCTTGTCCAGTTCTAGCAGCAACACTACGACCTGTAAAAGCTGTATGATTATCGCCACTACCAGCTACACTAGCTCTATTTATTTCTAACCAACTTGTACCAGTCTGACTAAAATAAATACTTGTACCTGCACAAACAACTACACCATCTGCATAAGGTATTGCACCTAAGATAGTTGTTGAACTACCTGTAGGTTGTACTGCACTACCACCACCAAACTTTGTAAAGCCATTGATACGTCTGTAACCACCCTTGGTAGAAACTTCAAAGTTTTTTAACTCAGTTGCTACTCCGGGAGTTTTAAGTAAGTCAATAGCATTTGATGAAGTAACTAGACCTCCTGCACATGCTACGGTATATGGTTGACTTCTAGCCATCTATTTTACTTTCTAATTCTTCTACTTTTGCTGTTAATTCTTGGATTGCTTTGATAGCTTTCATAAATAAAATACTATATTTAACTCCTTTATAACCTTCTTCTCTTTTTACTACTAAACCACCCATACCAGATTCTTCTAATTCTTGTGCAATAACTCCTATGTGAGTTTCGCCAGTTGAATCTAAAGTATAGTTTCTAACTTTTACTTTTTTAATGTCTTCAAGTTGTGAATTAGCATCAACAATATTTGATTTGAGTCTTTCATCAGATAAAGCACCATAAGCATTATTTGTGTTTTCTAAATCTCCATCTCCTCTAATTGCTAATACTGCGGTATTACTACTTTTGACACAAATTAAAATTGAATTATCAGATGCACCATTATCTCTTCTTAAATTTAAAGGAACGTGGTCTGTAGTTTTTGTAATAGTATTTGAGTTATTAATTCTGGTGGTTGTTCCTAAAAGTAAATTGCCATCAGAATCAATTCTCATTCTTTCTGTATCGCCTGTACCGAATATAAAAGCACTAGAACCTGTATTTAAAAGAAAAGCATTATTAGCTAAATAATTACCAGTACCAGAACCTGCTATACCAAAAGTTATACCTGCTGTTGAATCAGCATTAGTAAAAGTTTGATTTGCATAATTACCTGTACCATCTTTTTTAATTTGTAATCTAGAATTTGGACTAGAACTACCTGTTCCTACTCCAAGATTATCTGTAATACCTACATTTCCATTAACTTCAAGTTTTTGTGATAATGATGTAACTCCAATTCCAACATTCTCACTACTATCAATAGTTATAGCAGTAGCATCAGAGCTATCAGAAACTCCTGTGTTTAATAAACTTCTTGAAATTTTTGTTAGTGCCATATTATCCCTCTAGTGTTTCTATTCTTGATTTTAAATCTTCTATGGTATCTTGTTGTTCTTGGATTGCTTTAACGAGTGCAGGTACTAATCCACCATATCCAAAAGTTTTAACATTTTTTATTGTTT